TTCCTTTTTGAATATTTGCACAGATGAAACGAACGATACATATCAAGGACACGGGAAAGACCTTAAGCGGCCGTCAACGTATCCAGGTCAAGCGATGCAAGTTGAGCAATTCCAATAATAGGAAAAGCGACACGAAGCGCAAAGCGGACGCGATGCATAGTGAGTTCATGAATACCGCGCGGAAACTCAAAAGAGCGGACGCGCAAAGGGATGCAAGACGGGCGAAGCGTCGCGCGTAGCATCTTAACATACTGCGAATAGTGGAGGCCACACTATAAACGGACGAAAGCGACGGATTGAACGCGCGTGTACATGACGAAATGCGCTATGGCGTATCGTGTATGCGATTGGGCTAGCTACACCTGACGAGTATGCCCGTACAATTCAATCTTATACCGCTATGAAAGCAAAGGTATCTTTTATTCTCGTGAACAATCACGGGGTCGAAACATTTTCTTGGGACGCAACGGGTGAGGTGGGCGATGCGCCCGTACTCATCAAAGCGATGACCAACGAAATTTTGTGGATGCAGACGAAAGCCCTCAAGATGAAGTCCAAGGGGACGCGCTTGGGGCTTATCTCTGCTACGAATATCATTCAATTCCGCGCTCAGGTATTCCGCGATTCGTGGGAGGACTTGGGCTTGGAAGAGGTGAACGCGCGTTTGAAGCACATCCGTCTATGCACACGCAACGCCGAGGGGTGGCAAGCACCTGACCACAGCGACCACGTCGAGTTGGTCGTCGAAGCGGCGATGCGTTCACTCGACTGAGGCACACTGACGAGACCTAACGGGTCGAAACCCCCATGCGTTGGGGGTCTGTGTCGTGGGGAAAGCCCCCATGCGTGAACGGCTAAACTTAATTACCATGCCGAAATCTTTTTATATCTACTTGGGTACCAACGTGTCCCCACAAACCAAGCGCTTGCAGAATCTGTATTCGTGGGCGGAGTTCTATCGAGCCAAGGGTATCACTTGGCGTGATGGGCGAAACATCCTTCAAGAGTTGGAGGACGAGATTGACGAACTGAAAGCAAAGCAACAGCGATGATTAACCACCGATTGATTGAAGAGCGCAATGCGCAAGAGCGCAACGAGCGCATACGCAAGAACCTGCATCTGTGGGCGGAGCGTGTCACGATGCGAATGTCTTTCCAAGGGCAAAAGCTACGGGCGTTCGATATCCTGCACGACCTGCGTGGGATACTACGCGATGACGAACACTTCTTACCTCGAATGTGATGGGGCAACGTATCAAGATAGGCTCGCAAGTCCTAATCCGTGATTGGGGCAACAAGCAACGCATCGAAGTGGTGTGCGGTATCGAACGAACCGACCACCCCAACGAGAAGTATGGGGATGAGGTGGACTCCGTCGATCTGAATGATAACTACGTACTCACCACGACGAGTGGGCATTGGCGATACTCAACGCAAGTGCTAGCGATGGTGAGACCGAACGAACTGTACGAGAATGGTAAAACAGGTAATTAATACTCGTAAGCTACGGCGCAACTCCTTGCATTGGTATTCCATTGCCACCCCTGAGGATATCCTTGAGGGTGTGCAGTGGTATGCTGATGCCATGGCGTACGCGCAGTTCCTTAGCATTACGTTTAACATTAGCAAGGTGACGGCAGCTGCTGTCATCAGTGCGCTATCCCCCAACAACAAGTGGGAGCGCAACAAGGTTGATGCGTTCAATGTGATACAAGCATGGCGCGACGGGCTGACCCCTGACCACGTCAAATGCTGTACGTACAACGCTAACAAGTTCAAGGCATTCTTCATCCTACAGGGCAATGCTGAGATACTACGCAAATCACGCAAGACCCATGCGTTTGCGCTCAATGTGGGTGCTAACGATGAGTCCGTGGTTACGATTGACAAGTGGATGCTACGTGCATTCGCTACGACATCGAAGACCCCCAAGAAATGTCGTGAGACAGTTACCCCACAGCAGTACGACGTGTTGGCCAAGCAGTTCTGCAAGGTCGCACGAGATACAGGATATAAACCCTACGAGTTGCAAGCCATCATATGGGTTGTGATTCGCAAACATTGGTTATGATGAAGAAATACAATTCACTGACGGAAGTACTTTCCGCATGGGATAGGCTCGAAATCATTGGCGAGACCCCCAACAAATCAAACAGCATCCTTGCGATGGCTGACAAGGTCAAGGTAGCTATCGAGTACTCAGTGCGAGTACCTGAAACCTACAACTCCTCACCGTATACCACGGCATACCTCGTGGGGTACGATGACAATGGCAACAGGCACACGCTACGTGACCAACAATGGGCGATGTCACACAACGATGGTGATGCCATCACGGAAGCTGACATATTCCACAATTGGTTCAAGGAGAAAATGGCTGAGGCAAGAGGGATGGATGAGGACGCAAGAACCATACTGACATGGAATGTTGAGAATTGGTTGAGCGATGACTTTACACCACTAACACCTGACGAATGATGAGCAAGTACAATTCTGTTTACACGGTATCAATTACGATTGACCACGACAAGGAGGATGCAAGCGACATCGACCGCGAAGACATCCTCGAACGACTGCGATGCATCGACTACTTGATAATCGAAGGACCTGACAACACCATAAAAAACGAATGATGATACAGGCAACACTACAATTCCGCACGACGAGCGCAACCAATTGGGTTGTGTTCAAAGAGTTCAACGATGACAGCCATCTGTCGAACTTCATTAACTACATCTGTCGCACCAAAGGGTACACCCTTGACGAATGTTGGATTGAGAATGACAAAAGCAATTGATCTGAGCATTAACAGTGATTAACAGAACAGACTTGCGAGCGTACGCCGTTCGCTTAATCTTTGCCCCATGGTAACAGCAATCATAATCGTGTACGTCATCGGCATGGCCGTAGCCGTACTACAAAGTTTAAATCAACGATGAAAAATCTATTGAAAATCACGTTCATATACGCCCTAGGTACAATCCCGTGCGTATTGACATACATCCTATTCTTTATCAAATGAAGACATACGCATTGATTCATGCAAAGGCAGGTCTGTCTGAGGGTTACTCAGATACTACTGTCGAATTCTTCCGTGACCGTGACGTTGCGATACAGCAAAAGCTGTCGCTCTTGTCTAGCCTCATGGAACTACCACACGACTCCGTCGAGAGTACCACCAACGGTATGCGCGACGTAATTACATTCAACGAAGAGGAGTGCGAAGCTGAAGTGCTACAGGTTGTCGAGATTCGAATGCAACCGTACCCTCAAGCCCAAGGCCAATGGTTCATATGGGACCAAATCAATAGCGAGCCTGACCATGACCACGGACAGTGGGTAGATTCGCTTGACGAGTGCGACGTAATCAGGCGAGGCTTGGGCGAGATGCAGTCGAGCGGTGATACTATCCCAAGCTACCTGCCGTACGAGTTTGTGCAGGATGCGTACACAGGAGTCCACTCCATGCTTGACTTCGATGACGTATGCCTACACTTCTTCAAAGTAAAATTCTTTCACTTATGAGTATACCTCAATACATCAAGAACCGCTTGGAGTATGTCGAAGAGACATACGCAGGCGAATACGAAACATGGGTTGACCCCGTGGCAAACAAATACTACATCGTACCCATCACCATCGAGCGTGATTGGGACAACATAAAAGTTGACGAATAATGTACAAAGTTAGATTCCACCTCGCCCGTGGCGAACACTTCATGCACTGGCAAGTCAAGAGCCAAAACATGACATGGTACCACGACCCATCCAAAGTACAGCTTGCACTGTTTGACTGCAAGCTTGCCGTTCAACCATCCACCGCCAAGAAGATACATGACGGCGCGTGTAAGACCGTATGCGCATGGATTCAATGCGATGAAGTGCAGGTGCTACCGCTCAACCGTATTGGCAAGAACGATACGGATTGGAACGTACGATTCAACCCACGGGTACATCCTGATTGGCAGGACAAGTACGGCAACGTGATGAGTGGTGAGCAGTTCCCCATCATATTCACTGACGACCGTAGCCTGTTTGTGATGGGGGATGCACATGAGTGCCAAGACTACGACAATGTGATTCGAGCATACTTACTTAACGAGCAGAGCAAATGAGATACTGGAACAACAAAGGCAAACAGCAAGAGCTGTTAGAAATCTATTCGAAGCAGTTGATCCCTGACTACGGTGATGCTGACACCCCTGAGGGTGAGGCATTGCGTAGCATCCGCAAAATCAACTACGACGTATTCAACAACGGCGCGTGTAACATCTTCCGCACATGGACTGAGTGCGATGGCGATGACTGTTGGGATGAGTACGAACTTGAACGCTTTTGGGAGGACAGGTTCGACGCCATCCACAACTACACAGGCGAGGACATGAGCGACCTCATCGAGCTGTGCGAGCGAGTAGCTATGGGCTACTGGCCTTCACGTATTGGCGATGTGTTAGACAACCTCATCGACACTATCATAGACAAAATCAAATCAACCACCCCCGTCAATGGGGAATTAATCCAAGTGTAATATGATGACTGAAAAAGAAGCCCTGACCTTCATGCAGAAGGTTGACAACACCGCCCCGTTTTGGGAGCAACTCCATTCAATGGACGACAAGCAAGTTAGCCATGCCATGTACAACCTTATTGTGACGCGACGTGACGTGAACCTCTACCTCAAAGACATCAAGCCCCACGCTCAGTGGAAGATTGGTGATGTCAAGGCATACTTCGGTATCAAGGGGGGCAAGCAAAAGATTGCCGATCAAATTAACCTGCTCCACCGTGAGCTCGTTGAGCCGAACCTGAGCAAGGACAAAAGCGAAGATGACAACGGAGGCGCACAAGTAATCGTAGGAAACAGTGATGACTGAAGAACTGAAGAACGTAGCATATGCTGAACCAAGGGAGGTGGCTCTAGTGACCGCCGTCATTATCCGTGAGGACATACTCATGGGTACTGTATACCAAACCTTTGACAGGGCGTACGAAATAGCTGTCAAGTTTGTAGACAGCTATCCCTCTGACCTCGATTGGGGTGTTGATGATATCCGTGACGAAGACGGTAATCTAATAACGCACGATTGGGATGAGGCAGTAATAAACTTTGCGCGAAAGCGATTGATACCAAACAGTTTAATACAAGAACCGAAATGAATGAAGAATCAATGATGCTCGCAGTTGTCGAGCAAATACTCGAAGGTATGTGGATGGATGGTGGAGTTGTGAGAAGCGTTTTGCCTGAAAAAAACGGTGAGTACAAATGGGTTCATATTGACAACGCCCATAAAGCAAAAGGAGGACCGTATGAAACATACGAGCAATACTTAGAACGAAAATCTAACATCAATTGATCATGGATACTAAACGTAAAGAAGAACACATCCGTAACCTTGCCTTCTGCATCGCCAACGGCGCATCAGGTTACTCAACTGACAACTTCGTCATCAAGGATTTGCCTACACCACAACGAACAGGTACTCTCTCACAACAAGATGCCTATGCACGAGGAAAGGCGCGTATCATATTTGATGAGTTCATTAAGCAAAACCCAAACATCGAGGACTAATGGTAATTAAATGGATCAATGAGAAAGCTGCTTGGTTCTTCACCAACGGCAATAAAACCAACAGCCTATCCCATCTGCGAGAGCGATACGGCGCATACAACTTGGTAGAGCATGAAGAAACCGTAACCATCGACATGAGCAAGCTTACGTTCATACAGGTAATCAAGTTCGCTCGGTACGGATTGGACTGCTACAAATACGGATGCACCCCCAAGTGGGAGCCCAACCTGAAGACAGCCAAGGGGGTTAATAGGGTTGTCGAGTCGTTGAACTACGACGCCCACAAGATGGCAACTAAGTATTACAAGGAAAGGGTGGCAAAGAAATCATGATTGACGTAAAAGCAGAAATGGAGTACGGCCTGTTTGACACGCAGAGCCGAAGTATGATCAAGGCATACGACCTGTTCAACAATTACGGTGGCTGTTCTTTCTATTGGAGAGAGGGCATGATGGCCATGATCACTAACGGCTACATGGTTGGAGGTGCATCTAAAGCGATAACGGTGGCCTCTGATCAAATCGACATGCGCCTATTCAGTTATATGTGGGATTACTTCACAGATAGGTGCAGTGCCTTGGCAGATGACGATGAGCTTTGCCTTGGCCTTTGGAAAGACCCCTCGAACGGTGCGCTAGTGATGGAGCTATCCACATGGCACGGTGATGAGGCCGAGGCGGAAGCCCTGTCCATATCGAGAGGGCAGAAAGCATACTATGATGTTAAAGGAAACTACACAGTTTACGTACTATGAGAAAACACAAATACATACAGATACACCCAAGCGAAAGCTTGATCAACGACTCTTGTGTCATTGAAATAATGAACTCAGATGACGGTGACGGCTACAACATGTATGTGGTAGACGAAGATGCCAACAAGGTCGTGATTGACGAGTGGGAGCCAGACTTCGAATGGGTATGGCAAACAGCCAAGTACTTCAGCAAGAAGCACAACCTTGAGATCATCGATAGAACCCCGTACTAATGGTAGTAGATAGAAAGATAGACAAAGAGATGATGGAGCGACTTAACGTCGCCCTGTCACTCCTCAAGAGGTTCATCGAGATCATGGAGGAGGAGAAAGACGGGAGCATTACGATTGAACAGCAGATCTCTGATCTGTACATGGAATGCAAAGAAAACGGGCTGTAGCCTTGCAATACCGCTTAAACCAAATTACCTTTGACCCCACTTAAATGGAAGAACAATTAAAACTGATACTTGAGGATTACTACACCGTCCTCAAAATCAACCCATCGAGACGAAGGCACAAGTACCTTGTCCAGGCACGAGCCGCCATGATGGTCGCCATGCGTAAATACACAACCACGACATTGATCGCAAGAGTGTTCGACATGGACCACAGCAGTATCGTTTACCACAGCAAGATGCATGATGCAAACATGGTGTCATGGGATGGGTACGCGAAGAAGTTCAGGCTGGCGCGTAGGATGTGCAACAGAACCCTACGATTCAAGACCATGGCTGCTAAGCTGAAGTCAGTTCGTGGTGAAATCGTGCGACTGAAGAAGACAGAAGAGTTAATAGTAAATCAATTCAAATCAAAAAACTATGAGCAATTACAAGTTCAAAACGACAAAGATTAAGGGTAAGGACTACGTCATGATCAATGAACGTATCAAGTTCTTCCGTAATGAAAAGAAGTACGATGGATGGGCTATCGTAACCGACTTCACCATGCTCGATGCCGACATGTGCGTATGCGTATGCAGGATCTATGATGCAGGTGGGCAGGTTATCTCCGTGGGTCACGCTCACGAAGAGCGCTCATCCAGCATGATCAACAAGACCAGCTACGTAGAGAACTGCGAGACATCTGCAATTGGCAGAGCGCTTGGGTTCATGGGGATTGGCATAGAAACCTCCATCGCATCGGCAGAAGAGGTTCAGACGGCAATAGCAAAGCAGGATATGATCGAGAAGGTTCAAAAGACATTCGATACTGAGCCACCGCAAGACATCATGCAAAAGGCCATTGACTACATCAAGTCCAGCAAGGACAAGAAGAAGGCATTCACGTCGATCATGGGCAAGTACGAGAAATCATTAACCGAGAAGCAAGTAGAAGCAATAAAGAAGTTCGTTCGATGACAACACCCCACAATAAAGAAGGTTGGTACCATTGCAGACAAGGGCTCAAAAAGAACAGTAAAAGGAGTGGCAAGTCCACACTAATTACTATTCCTTGGAGTCTGCTCAAGAAGTCACCTACTGAGGTGAGGGGCCTGAAGAAGCTTGCAAGTAGAGAGAGAGACCTAGACCTGTTCTTCCTGAGCAAGGTTATTGATGGTAGAAGGGTTGAGGGCGTGTTCGACACTAAGAAGGATGCCCTCACCTACTTCGACAGGGCATTGATCCAAAGAGGTAAGCAACCGAAATACATATTCAAGAAGAAATGAATTTACCTGAAATACTACAAGAACGATACGGCAAGCCACACCTGTCGTATTCTTCACTGAAGAACGCCCTTGGCGATATGAAGCAGTTCGATCGCTACATGAAGGGTGAACTGAAGTACGAATCAGATGCGCTGTCGTTTGGCACGCTGTACGATATGCTTTTGTTTGAGCGAGAAAAGGCTTACGAACAGTACATCATCCTTGATCATGACAGGGTGATGGATCATCTCTCTGATAAAGCTAGGAAGGCTAAGAACCCCAAGCTCACGAGTGAGTACAAGGCGCAAGTACAACTGATGAAGACAGAGGCGCTTGAGGAGGGCAAGACTATCTGCTCAGGTGATGATTGGAAGATGGCTAACGAAATGATCGACAGGTTGGACACCTGTGGCCTCCTTCAATCTCACCTTAGTGGTAAGTATCAGGTTGAATTCAACGAGATGCTTAACGGCGTACAGGTCAAGGGCTTCCTTGACTGCTTGGGTCAGGGGTTCATCAGCGACAGCAAGTCCTCTCGCAGTGTAGAGAAGTTCAGGTACAGTGTGCGTGACTTCTGCTACGACATCCAAGCATACATCTACACTGAGGTTTTTGATATTAAAAACTTCTATTGGGTTGTACAGGAGAAAACTTATCCGTACCTTCCTGCGCTTGTTAAGTGTTCAGACAGCACCCTGTTTACAGGTGAGATGAAGTTCTTCGATGCGTTAGATCGCATTAAGAAGTTCTTGGAGGACGACACGAATCCAATGACCGACTACCTAGAGTATGAGGTCTGATTGGAGACAAGTAGGTATCGAGTGGTTGTACATGATCACCTACCTATCAATTTTGGCTCTTTTTGTTAAACTTTTAAATCATATGTTATGAGCGAAACCAGTTATGACAGCGTCCTTGTGGGCTACACAGAGGACAGAACACTCGATGATGGACAACACATTGGGTACAAGATTCGTTTCAAAGACCACGAGTTGGTTGAGATTGCACAGAAGTATGCGACCTCACGAAACGAAAAGGGAGAAGGCGGTAACGTCTACCTGAAGATCTTCCGTAGCAAGGCAGACAAGCCATGTTGCAGTGTCTTCGATCCGAACAGTGCTGCTGCTAAGAAGAAGCGTGAAGAGCGCCAAGCTTCAAAGGAGACCACTGATGACCTCCCATTCTAAAGGAGGAGCTCCCATCTACTACATGGACGTTCAAGTCGCGTTTAAGAAAAATAAACGTGTGCTTGAGCGCTCCGTGTGGGTAGTGTCCGTGTTTGACGACCCTTCCGATATCATGAACTACGACAAGACAACCATGGGTAGGCTTCAGTCTGAACTGTACCAAGGGTCAAAGAAGAGGGGCGCGGTGATGGTCAGGGAGATCAACAGCAAAAAGTTTATATCAACCTCACAGCTAACGAAAGATGAACACAAGAGACAAAATCAAAAAGAAATGTGATGATTTGAAATCACTTCTTCTCAGTAAGAACGATGCCTATGGAAACGCCGCTTTGGAGCCCATAGGCATTTTTTCGCAACTCGAATCAGGGGAGAGCATTAAGGTGAGAATCGATGACAAGCTGAAGCGAATAAGCAACAGGGGAATCAATGATAACACCGAGGACACGGTAATGGATTTAGCAGGGTACCTCATCCTATTAATGATTGCAATGGACAATGAGTAAGATCACCATATTCAAAGACACATATGAAACAAAAAACCCTCAATACATTCACGTTAAAACCGCCCTCAATCGTATCGCAGAGGGTAGATCAAAGGAGAGGGTTGAGAAGATTCGTAGTGGGGAAAAGAAAGAGAAGCTATTTCTACCGTGCGTACTATTTAGTGGGGAGTTCACGCAGAGAACGGACGAGTCCTTATTCGAGCACAGTGGGTTTGTGGTCCTCGACTTTGATCACGTTGACGTTGCACAGACCAAAAACACCCTGGCTTTGGATGACTACGTTTATTCGTGTTGGACTTCACCGAGTGGGAATGGGGTTAAGGCGCTTGTTGAGATCACTAACACGGAGAGACACGACGAACACTTCAACGCACTAACGAGATACTTTGACGAGAGATATGGGTTGGAACTGGATCAAACGGGTCGAAACCTTTCTCGTATGTGCTACGAGTCATACGATCCTGAGATTGTAATTAAAGGGGAGTACAGCAAGTTTGGTAAATTCTCTTCAATTACAAGCGATTGAATGTCGCTGTAATGAAGGTGGCATCTGCTCCTGACGGAGAGAAGCACAAGGCTCTGCTTGAAGCTGCTAGACTGTGCGGTGGATTTATTGCAGGGGGGATTGTCGAAGAGGAAGAGGCCAAGCGTATCCTACTGCGTGAGATATGCAAGAGGGACATCGACTCAGAAGCATCAGCCCTATCCACTATCATAGATGGCATTGAGGACGGTAAGCGACAGCCAATCTTCGAAACGCTCAACAGCGAGCGCCAAATGATCCGTGACTCCGAGGTCAACGACGGTGATATGTCGTTCATATCGTCTGATGATGACGACTTCAGGTGGATTGAGGACTTCGCTCGTGGTGAAATAGAAACGGGTCTGACCACGGGTAATGAGATGTTTGACAAGTATTTCGTGTACAAGAAAGAATTTGTCGTGATAAATGGTCACTCCAATGTGGGTAAGACAACAGTGGCGTTGTACCTCATCTCCAACTCTACCGTGCGCCACAACTGGAGGTGGGTAATCTACTCGTCCGAGAACAAGACAGCGTCAGTAAAAAAGCTGTTGATGGAGTTCAGGCACAACAAGAAGGTCAACGACATGACGCATATGGAAAGAAAAGCTTCATACAAATGGGTGCTCGATCACTTTGTGGTGATCAGCAACAAAGACCTATTGAGCTATTCTGACATACTGCTGTACACAGAAAAGGTGATGGCCAACACAGACATCGACGGGGTGTTTGTAGACCCCTACAACAGCCTTAGAATCGATTTAGGGCAGTCATCCCTGAGTTCCCATGAGTATCACTACGAAGCGGCTTCAGAATTTTTGAAATTATCAAAAAACCGCAACGTTGCCATTTGGGTAAATATGCATGCTGTTACAGAGGCTCAACGGAGAAAGGGTGACGATGGTCTTCCTGTTGGTTCACCGTAAGGTGCAAGCCCAGGACCCACACACAAGGGGCAAGACTGAGATTCATGTCCGAAAGGTGAGGGAGACGGAGACGGGTGGTCAACCAACCCCATATGACGATCCATTCTTGATGTTTATGGACACGTCCAAGACTGCATTTAAGGCTTGGATTAGTCAGTCTCCTTTGTTTCAAGTGTCTGTAGAAGAAGTAGTTAAGCCTATTCCATTCAACCTTAACTTTATGTCAGAGAAAAGCGCGTCGGATTAGCGTGTAACTTTGCCATAAATGAAGAAGAAGGGAACGAAGAAAAGAAAAAGCTCTTCTAAAAAAAATCTTGGGAAGTACAAGAGTGGTTTAGAGAAATCATGTGCTGACGCACTGCGTGAATCTGGGGTGAGCTTTGTCTACGAAGAAACGCAGTTCGAATTAGTCCCTTCATTCAGGTTTCCGCACAGGTACCTGAAGATGACAGCAAAGAAAAAGAACCTTACGGACAGGAGTAACTCCGTGCAACAGCCGATTCGATACACCCCTGATTTTATGGGGGTTAAGGGTGAGAACTGGATCATAGAGACCAAGGGTTGGTTGAGGTCGCACCATGACTTCCCAATGAGGTGGAAACTTTTTCTTAAGTATTTGGTTGACAACAACCTAGATTATGACGTATACTTGTGTCGAACTACCTCGCAGGTGAACGAGGCAATACAAGATATACTAGTAAAATATGGAAAGAAGTGATCTGAGTGAAAGGTATTTTGAGGCATTTGAGAGAATGCACCACAACCTTTCAGAAATACTTGAGATGTTGCATGATGACCACGGCGACGCAATTGACGACCCAGATGTGGTTAGTGATGTTGTGGTTACGCTTCGTCAGTACCTCAACCTTGAAATGGACCTAATACGTGAACTAGCAAAAGAATATTCAGATGGGAAACTTCGATAGATTTAATCCCTCATTCAGTAAGGCGAGAAAGGAGTACTCAATGCAGTACGGAGGTGTAACTGAGAAGAGGTTTAAGCGAACAGCCATTTCTATTGGGTACAAGGTTAAAAAGACCCCAATAGAGATTGATCGAAAGAGCCATATTGATTTCTGGCTGAAGTACGGGGATAGGGATGAGGTCTATTCTGTTGACGTAAAGGGCAGCAACCTTCCTGATGAGATTTGGTGCGAGTTCAAGAATGTACAAGGCAACCCTGGATGGCTTTACGGTGAAGCAGGGATCATAGCATTTGAAATACCAGAAGAGGGTGGGTTTGCTGTTGTTAAGAGAAAAGAATTGCTAAAGTGGTGCGAAGAGAATGTAGAAGACGTTTCTGTTGACAACAAGAAGGATGCGTACTTGAAAAAGTACACGAGACGAAAGAATGACGACGTCATAACCAAGATCTACCTGAGCGACCTTAAGTCACTCCGCTCGTACCGCGTTTGGAAATACTTCACGGATTATTGATGTGTTGGTTTGCTCCTCCCCTAAAACTATTTGTACGTCCGTTACAGTAAAGAATCCGTCGCCATTCATGTCGCCGTCCGCCCAGTACAGGTCATACCAGTTGGTGAGCATCAACAGCATGTCGTTCATTCCAACGACATAATCCCCATCGATGTCACCCACGCAGACGTTGGCATCGTTATTCACTAACCCTGGACGAGTGATTGGGATCATGGTGTGCATGCGCTCGATCTGACCGTCAGTAAAATGCTGTCTGCATGAATCCACGTAGTAGTCCATGTGGTTATCTGGGGTGTAATCGTAAAGTCCAGGAGGACATATGGGGTTCTCACAGCTCCAGCTAACCTTGATTGGGGGCGTGTCGCACACATAGTCTCCTGTCTCTTCGCATGGCCCCAGGTCCTCCCCACAATACTCTACATTTCTAAATACGTGGTGCAAACTAAGGTAGTGGCCCACTTCATGGATAAGCGTCTTGTTTTCATTTCTACTTCCCCAAAGGTGATCACCAATTCGTCCGAAGACGTTAGTCCTTACCCACACTCCGTCAAATGGTGTCGTTGCTTGAGCCGTCCAAGCAAAACCCAGTATGCCTGCGCAGAACTGAGGAAACACATGCACGTTCATGTATAGCTCCCTGTCCCAGACGATATCTTCCAGATAGTTCTCCACCTCTGTCCA